TTACGCAAAAACAGCGCCTTGAAAATACGTTTGATAATCCCTCTCCAAATGCTTATCGCTAATATCCAAATAGCGCATGGTGGTTTCGATTTTTGAATGTCCAAGCAGCCGCTGGATCGAGCGTATGTTGCAGCCCTGCTCAAGTAGGTGTGTAGCGAATGAATGGCGCAGTTGGTGCGGGTGCATTTCTATATTTAACGATTCGCGAAATTCGCGCTTGATTCGCTGGCGAATAGTGTCGGTGTTAATATACCCGTCTTGCGAACCGTTTAGAAGAGGTTTGAATAATCTCCCGCTCTCATGATCAGCTCCATATTCGCGTAATTCATTCGCTAAACGCTCAGAGATAAATGTTATGCGATGTTTACCACCTTTGCCTACGACACTCAGACAGCTTCCTCTTAAATGCGATATCTCAACTTTCATAAGCTCATCTATCCGAAGTCCCGCTTCAAACATAAGGGAAATCATCAGAGCGTCTTGACGAGTACGACAACGCTTCACGACGTACTGTATTTGCTCAAATTCTATCACCTCTGGGTGTTTTTCAGATTCACGCCACGGCTTAATATCTGTGGTTAGAAAATCCAGCTTCACATGCTCGCGTTTACATGTCCAATTTATCCATGATTTGATTATGGCAAGGCTGGTGTTTATTGTGCCGACAGATATTGGTGCGCCGCGCCTCGATACTCGCGAACTCATCGCAATGTGATATTCTTCGATATAATCTTCGGTGACATCGCAGAAATTATACACGCCGTTTTCTTGTAAATATTCGGTAAATTGCCGTAAATAGATCTGTCGTGATTTTATGCTTTGATCGGAATAATGTTTGTAATTAAAAAACTTTTTAATTGACCCGTCAATAGTAACGCTCGTCGTACTTTTCGTCATGATTTTAACTCCACTCTTAATATCATTCTATATAGAATTTTTTATAAAGAACTTAGTAAAACTAAGTTGTATATAGAATCCTAACGCTTAATTTTCTAATAATTTTGCTATCAAAATAGACGGGTGGCGGGCGGATTTGCGCTAATTTGAATAAAAAATACGGCCAGACGGCCGCTTTCATTACGCAAAACTCCCAAATACTCGCATATATCTAGGATTATTGCATAATATTTGCATACAGGCAAACGCAAACAAGCCGCTATGCGAGCGGTGTCAAAATGTCAGTAGTGATTGTTACGTTATCAGGCTGTAGCTGCGCTTCATCTGCGCCAGCTTATCTAATCCGTCAATGTTGATTGGTAAGGATGCCTGCTCTTGCATTTTTTGCTTGTGACGCTCCTCTGCTGCCTTAGCTTTCGCCTGAGCAATCAATTTACGCAGCCAATCCACCGTCTTCGCTAGATTCGCACTCGACCAAATAAACGCGAAGTACTTGCGTGGGTTGCGTTTTCGTTTCGCCAATTTAATCGAATAATCGAACTCTCTCGCATAATTGATCTGTCGATTTCTGAACATCGGCAGGTAATTATCATCGGTGATTAGCTTTGTCGCCTTGCCCAATCTCTGCTGCATTTTCTGAACTCGTCGCTCGTCTATAGTGATAGTCCCTATATTTTTCATTTTACCCTCTCTTTTAAGCAACAGAAAACTAGCACCATCGTTTTCTGAGGCGTTATACATGTGTTGTAAAAAAGACTGTAGGATTTGGTGCAAAACCCTTGACAGCTTTTTTACGATATATCGATATTGGATGAGAGGTTGTCTTGAAACACAAAAAACCTCAGCCAATAAAGACCGAGGTTACCAGTTCATGATTCTGATACTGCTAATTATAGCGAAGCTTTACTTATTTGTCAATAGGTTTTTTGTTATATCAAAAAACCCGCCCCCATTTTTCAGAGGGCGGAATAGGTACATGGATGTTCAAACCATGCGCTTGCAGTTTATCACTCGTCGTCAGATTTTGCAACTTCAGCCGCTTCAGCAGACCTGCGCAAAATATCGTTTATGAGCCACGTAGTTGACAGATTCATTTCTTTAGCAACCTCAGCCACAACATCATAAACATCTTTGTCAATTCTAACTGCCACGAACGGCGTTGTCTTCGCCATCTTTTACCTCCTCTCTCTCAACATAGCTCACATCCTTAACTTTCAAATCTCTAGCGTTGTATTCTATGCCATCAATCGTCATGGTCGTGCCGCCAGCGAGAAGACCAGCTTCCAGCCAAGTCTTCTCGCCATAACCGATAGTTTTTATCAACTTACCGTTGTAGTAGATTTCATATTTTTCAATAAACATTATAATCCTCCTATTCTTATTATTTAACCCAGTAAGGGATTAGCATTTTATCGCCACAGACAGTTTTAATAGCGCTTTTCGGTATCCACTTCAGAGTTTTGCGGTAGTTGCCAACGAAGTCGCTGCCGTCCATGTGGTAGCCAGATGTGCTCTCAGCCCAGTCAATTGCCACAGCCTTTTCGGTCTCTTTGACGATTTCGTGACCGATTAGGTCTTCTATTGTTAAGTTTTTGCTGTCATCGCGTTTCTGGCTAATGTTGTTGTAAATAATTTTTCCGACGTATTCCATCGAGTTTATCCTTTCTTGGCGACGACTAGTTGAGGGGCAATTGTTTGTTTTAGTGTTTGTGTTTTCTAGGTTTTATTTTCTAGTTTTAATTTTTCGTTTTCTGACAATCTCCAATTTTACAGTGATTTTAACTCTGAAAAACTGAAAGGTTGATTTGAACATTTTTGTACCTACTTTCTCGCCGCCGAATTGTTAATTATTGCTTGGTTGCCCCTCAACCATGTCTTAAGTATAGCAAAGTGCATGCACTGTGTCAACACTTTTTATGAAAAAACTAGAGATTTTTAATTAAATCCCCAAAAAGCTGAAACCGCCTCCGAGCTTTTGAGGCGGTTTTCAGTTGTTCGGAAATCCCGAACAGTTCAATTTGTAAACAATCCTTGCTGTCTGAACTATAAAGTAATTCTTTATAATTCAACATTTCGACGCTGGCGGTGTCTTACCACGTGGCTCAGCCAGCAATTTGCCAGTTTTCGGGTCGTGCCACCGGCTCAGTCCTGGCACGCTGTGTGTGTCGACCAGGCACTGCAAGCAATCATTATATGTCGAGCCTGCTGGCATCTGCGGCGTAACCCTACCGACATGTAGTGTAACGCAGCCACAAGCTTTGCATTCGCGAAAATACAAGCTGGACTTGGTGATGGTTATTTTCTGTAGGTTCATGGATTGATCCTTTGTCCTGGATAAATTAGCCCGCGATTAGCAATCCCATTTCTCTCAGCCAGCCGCTGTGTATAACCAGAATTACCGAACAGCCCGTTCGTGCCGTGCCAGCCGTTGCGCAGTACTATGTCGCCGAGCGTATCGCCGCGACGCACGACGTAACCGCCAGCGTTTCGCTGAACATAGCCTGCCGAAGCCGGCGCGGTTGCTCGTGGTGCTTGTGCTGCTACGCGAGCATTCACCGCTGCTTGCACTTCGGCTGGATTGTAACCAGCGGCTTGTAATCGTGATACGCGGTCATTGCCACTACCGTACACACCTTTCAATACATCAGCCACGACCTGATCGTTCACTGCTTTTGAGCTGGCTGCTGGAGCGGCTGGCGTGCTAGCAGTGCCGTTCCAGATATTCGGTCGATAGTAGCCGATAATCGAGTTGCGGTAGCCGCCAAGATCCATCAGATTAAAGGCGTTACCGACGTAAATATTTCCTGAGCCTTGGTTCTGTCCGAAGAACTTGCCCTGGTAGTACATGGCAACGTGTCCATACGTCCCACCTCCGAAGATTGCCCAATCGCCATCTTTCATACCGGCTTGCCCAGCGTGCCAAGTAAAGCCGAGCGCCTGGATTTCGCCGACTTGGTTTGCGTAGCCACTCGCACCGCCCGTTCTAGTAGCAACGACGCGACCTGAGAGACTAAACATAAACTGCTTAAAGCCGGCTACACACTGCAAACCATACCCCTCATTAAAGCCTCGCCCGTTCATGGCGTTTACGAAGGCAGCAGGGCTTGACATATCAGTCTTGTAATAAACACCAGAACCCATTTGCGCTAACTCTTTGTCGGGTGCTTCACAGCCCGAGCCGGAATCCTGCGGCACGTCTAGCCCCATAATGCCAGCGATTGCCGTCTCACGTTTCTTGGCTAGCTCACATAAAGCTTTCTCGGTTGTTTTAGAGTACTTGGCTTTCGAACCGTCAAGAGTAATACTGCCGTCCTCTGAGGGCTTCCCTATGATTAAAAATACAGAGGACACGATAATGACGCTCGCAACTATTAAAACATCCAGCCGATTGATTATTAAGTTTTTCAGATTTGAAATTACTTTTTTCATTTCTCTACCTCTTTAGACTGAAGCTCCTGAGCCATCTTTTTGTCTTGCCTGTTCTTCTCGCTGGTAACGCCTGAGAAGTACATATTTACACCACCTGCGACTAGTAAGGCAGTTGCGGTGAGCTGCTTAGCCACTGCTGCGAAGCCCCAGATATCACCTAGCCCCTGGATGATGAACGCTGCGAACGACAACAGACCTACCGCTATCGACAGCTGTCGTGTAGTTTTCTTTTCTAGTTTCATATTTGACCTCCTTGTCATCTATTTGATCTTGATCGAACAGTTTCGTTTGTTATATTCAAATCGGTTTTCAACCGCTCGATCTGCGATGATTGTGTTACGTATAACGCCCAGATAACGATAAGCATCAATGCGCTGCTAAATGCAGCTGCAATATGCTTATCCATAAACCGCTTCACTTGCCCAGTAAAAGTGGCTTCATTAATACCTAGGTTCTTTTCGATTGCATTGAGCTGCCCAGATTGTCGCTCAACGAGATCAGCCAACTTTTGATATTCTTTTCGGCTAACATAGTCTTGATTGCGCAAGATATCTTTAATCTCAATGACATCTTCTTTGATATACTCAACATTCGCCTGCAAGGCTCCAAATTCTTTTGCTGATACGTCTGTGTTGCTCATAAATAAAAACTGCGGTTATTCAAAATTATTAGTTGAAATTACCGCAGTTTACCGTAAGCGTCGACGTAGTATGTTTATATTATAATATCATTTGTTATAAATATCAATAATACCACAGGTCGCATAATCCGTGGAGCTAGGGGTGCAGCTTAGTACGGCGTTTCATGGATTGTTATTGGTGAAGTTTAGTATACGGTGTAATTAGTCTCATTGAGAACCTACTATGGGTGGCTGGACCACCATATTGGCGGTAGTTTTCTGAGCAGTGCGCTTTGACACTGATAATATCACCTTTCTTAAGAAGCACATCAAAAGTGTGAGAAGACCTTAATAATGTAAGCCCGTTACCACTACCTACAATTCGCTCCATCTCTTCCAACATAGCGCCATTCTTATAGACCACCCCTGTAGCAGTAGCTGCGTGTCCATACCCGGCCGCTGATATTGCGACTTTAGCTGAGACCGTGTAGATGCCGTCCATAGGAACTGTAGCTTGGTGAGTGCTCTTGTCGAACATGCCAGTAGTGTCGTATTCAATGCTGTCGTAATTAACTGTTGAGATACCTCCTCCTGGTAGATCATCCCATTTTGAGGTTGTGGCAGCGAACATAGGGAACGACGCCAAATCAATATTATGCGGCATAAGCTTGCCGTGGTTGATGGCAATCATCTCGTCCGTGATTGTGGTCGTAGAGGATTCGGTTGTGATGTTGGCGATGACTGCAATAACAGCTTGCGAGCCAGTAGCACCGTCTTGCGTTACAGCTTGTCTGATTTGAGAATCAGTTGGTGCCGCGGGAGTTGCAGATGTAGGACCATAGACAACTATCAGACCGCATGATGACGGTGAGCCTGTAATATTAGTATCTGTAGAGTTCAGTGCGATGTTGTCAGAATAAGCTACAATACTTGCAATTCGCTTATTTGTTGCTGGCGCAGTAATCTTAACGACCTGCTGACCAATGATATCAAGCGCGATCAAGAACCCGCTTGGCAATTTGCCCAGCACAACGTCTGGATTATCTGTCGTGCCGCCTACCAGCACATTCATGTCAGCAACCGTATTTCTAGTAACTCCACGTCCTGAAAACAGTCCGTCGGAATGCTGCTGCGCCCACATATTAGCTTCATAAACACTACCGTGTCCGCCTGGACGCGTTCTGATTCTTACTATTTTTCCTGGATTGGTAAAAGCCATAATTCTCCTTTTGATTGAATTACCGCCATTTACCGTAAGCGTGAACGTGATTACTTATTTATATTATATCATGTTTTATACTTTAGTAAATCTACCACGACAAACACCATTTGCAATGACACGCACATAGTAGTCGGTTTGTTGGTATGGGGCATAAATGCCTATCGTGACCGCCGCCTCGCCATCGACTTGAGTTAGTTGATGAAACGTCATTTTTGGGAATTGTTCAGAAAAATCGCCTGTTACTGAGACTTGCGGGAAAAGATCAACAAAAAGAGGACCGTCTTTCGGCTTGATATCTGGAATAAATTTAATGGTCATCATGACTATCTTATTCTCGCCGCCGCTAGTATGGAACACCTGCGAAATCTGCTGAATAAAATCAACCAGCGACGCCGCCACCGGATATATCACTTTCCGTGCAGCGTTTTCATTTTCAAGGGCTCTAATTCTTGATTCAACACTCATTCGCCCATATTCCTTGCTGAAAGCACGCCGCCCATCATAGAATGCACTACAAACTCATAATTCGTTGGCACCCATGGACTTGGACTGAATCTATACACCACCCACTGCGCACCATGCGCATAATTTGTCCTACGAACGCGAGACACTGCGCCACCGTTAGATTTTATTTCAAGTTGAGCGATTGTCGGCTTTCTGCTATGTGTCGTAAATGTCACCAACACCCTTTCTGTCCCATATGTACCATTTGGGGTGGTTGTCGCTCTGGCTGTTCGTGTATGCAGCGGTATTTTAGTCGCTGATTGGTAAAATCCTTGCTTAAGAGCTTTTGATTCTGTCTCTAATTTATTCAGCCATTTTTCAATACTGTTCATTGCACTCTCCTTATTGACAAAGTACCAGAAACTGGCGAAATAGCTTGAACGGTTAGGGTGCAGTTAGCCCCGTTGCTATCGAGAAAAAACCAGCCGGTTGGGTCAATCAGTATCGTAAATTTAACATAGTCATCGCCTAACTCTTTTGTCTGCAGCCACCACCCATTTTCTTCGTCAGCATACGGATCGCGGGCGCCTGCTGTTGGGAACGGATGAACATCCTGGTCATGGTTGTATGATAGCTGAACCAACGGCGTTTTCTTCACACCGTCAGAACGCTGAAAGACGACCTCCCACTCAGCCGTCACCGTCTTACCTGGCGCCAGGTATTGGCTGATAAAACCATTCCAAACAGCAGTAGGCAGACTCCCTTGAGCGAGCTGTCCATAGTTTAACGGTGCGGCAACTTTCTGAGCCCTCTGCTCACTTTCGATTGCCATCAGCCGGCGCGTAACATTATCATTGAACACTATTCAATCCTCTTCAGGTGCAGCGCCACGGTAGCAACGCCTTGATTATCCCAGCTCGTCTCCATCGCAATTATCCGCATCCAGCCGCTGAAGTCGCTGCCATCGTCGTTCTCTTCCTGAAATCGAAACTCATCGCCGAGTGCCAACCCATTATTTTCGTTAGCCGAATCACCCCAGCTAATAGGCCGCCCCACCAACTTTATCTGTGGAACTAACGAATCAAAGCTGCGCTGTGCTAAAGATTTTCGAGCATATTCTGCGACTGCCGCTTGAGATTTAAGATTTGATTGCGTTTCATAAACTCGCCAGTAGCAGTTGTCCTGAACGGCCGCATGGTTGCTAGCACTGGCAAGCTCAGCAGTATCCTCGCCAGCCTCAGGATTGCCAACCTGCCCGTTACCAGCAACCAGTACATCACTGGCATAATCAGCAGACTCTTCGACTGCATAACCGCTCGCCCATAATTTATAGACCCCGTCACTCGGATATCGTATGATGATGTTTTTACGCCGGCCACGCGGCTTTAGGATATCAATAATCTGCTCGTTATGATTGTCAGGGTTGACACGAAAAACCACGTCAAACTTTCCAGTCCCTGTTTCATTATTCATTGCATCGCATAGCGCCTTGCTAACCGTCTGAAAATCATTATATTCAACAGTTTTCAGCCTAAGCTCATTAATAATGCCAAATTTCCATCTGATATTATCGCCAGCATTCTGCGCTCGTGTGATAAACTCGCTAATCAAGCTTTGAGCAAATATATGGCCAGGTGTGTTTGAAAAGGTGCGGTGAGGTGACTGCGTGTTATTCTTATCACACACCAAATCGCCGCTTAACCTTGCAAAGTGTTCAAAAAACTTTAGGTCTAACTGCTGATCAGACCCATAACCGCTGCGCGCCGGCCTAGTCGCCAAAAATCCAGAAAAGCGAGGTAATCCGTCCACTAAAAATACCATGTAAGTTTTACCGACACGCAATAAAGATTCTGGGTTGTCATCCAGTCGTATTTTTGCATGTTTTTTGAACTTGGACCAGCTGATACTAAAAGTAAACTGATCAGCTGTCGCTGATTCTGATTCACTTTTCAACGATTCGCTCAACTCTCGGTTTTTTGCAAAATCATTGAAATCGCCAATCAGCGTATCACCGACATATAGCAGTAGCTCATGCCTCTTGTCTGAATTAACCAATGACATTATTCCACTCCAGTTCCGAGGCGGCATTTTCTCCACTCTCAACATCAAATCCGACCAGATTATTTCCAGGTGCAATTGATAGCTGCCCAGTAATATTCCTTGAAACGATAGCGCCGTTCAGACGAGCTTCACCAGTTGAAAAGTCAACGATAAGCGTCTGAGTTGACGATAGGCTGCCATGATAAGCGGCTAAAGTGTCTGTTGTGTTGTTCTGAACAGATGGGTTTACAGCTGGACCATGTAAGATCCATACAGGATAGATTTTTCTTGTTGATGAAACGAACGCATTACTTAAACCGCCGCTGGCGTTCTCCCACACCTCGCCGACTGCGTCATAAAGCTGTCCGGTAGTATCCCACACCTCGCCGCCACTGGCTGCTGATATGCGTCTCAGGCTCACCTTATTAGCGTACACTTCCTGCCCGTTGCTATTTTCCGAATATTCAAACAGGGTTGAATTGCCAACCTTAAGCTCAGTCGAGAACACTGTAATGCCCTCGTCAGCTGGTACAGGCAGTTCCAAATCACCGCTTCTCCAGGCATTCTTAACAGCAAACAACTCGCCGTCCTTGCGGCAATATACTAAGGTAAAAGTGTGGTTTATAGCGAAAAAGCTGCTGATTGCAGTGTACAGATTCCAGAAACTGGTACTGCCTGGCGTGATAATACCGTTAATCGTCTGCGTATACGATGACAGCCGCTGCCTAATCATCTCGCCGCCGTTCATGTCAGTGTAATCAATGTCAGACGATTCAATCTCCGGCCGCGCCAGCAAGCTATTATCGGCGCTCAGCCGTATCTCCGAGCCGGTCAAATCCAACCGCTTACCGTCGTCTCGTATTAGCGCCGCCAAAGTAAACTTATTGCTTGGTATTATCATCCCATCACCCTCTGTTTTTTCAAGGCTATCTGCTTGCTAATTTCATCAGCCAATTCTTTTGGATCGCGGTTATAGCCGTTAATATTGATAGTTTGATACAGCGTATCGCCAGCGCTGCCAGTCCTGTTTATATCGTTCAGCTTGTCGTAGCCAATCTTGCGCGCAGATGATGCCCTAATAACATACTCGCCGTTTGACAGCAGCATTGGAATTAAGTCGCTAGTGTCGCCGCCTGGACCGAAAACCGCTCCGCCCTGCGCCCGCTTGCCCAGCTTAAAGCCAGACAGATTGACTGGGTTAGCCTTTACGCCAACCGCTTTTAGAGCATTGCCGATACCAGGAATATTGATGATATTATTAATCACTTTATTCAGCGAATCCTGCAGCAAGTCAATCATGCCGTCTAGCAAGCCTGCGGTAAAATTGCGCGTGATGCCATAGCCAGTACCGTACCAGTCCTGTCCGCCAACAGACCTGATCAAGTTAGCGATAGAGTTGATGATTCTTTCAATGCCGAACGATATAGAATCCACCACGCGCGATATAGCATTACCAGCACTCTCAATTACGCCGCCGATTGAATTGAACACGTTTGTCAGACCGCCGGCTACTGCGTTTGTCAACGGTATGACGGCATTATTTGTTAGCCTGATTATCGTTTCGGTAACAGCCGCCAGCACAACCAAAAACGTGCCTGCCAAAAACGCTGCCAGCGGGATTACTACCATATTAAGAAAATTACCAAGTCCTGGCGAAACGATACCAAGCGCACCGCCGATTAGCAGGATTGCGGCTGCCACACCGGCAGCAGCCGCTGTAAATGACAGCACACCCACCAGCACATCCGGCGACGCCAGCGCCTTAAAGAATCCAGCAACAGTCTCTCCTGCACCCTTGAAGAATTCTGTTACTGGCTTCCATGCACCCTGCACAGCTCCACCAGCCAAAGTCCCCATTTCCTTAAAGAAGTTAGCCATGCTTTTACCAAAAGTAAACTCTCTCGGCGCTTTCTTGACTGCAGATGATAACTTATCCACGCCGCCGGCTGCCGAATCAGCAGATGCGCCGACTGCGGTGCTTGCGCCCTCCATTGTTTTCGTCACACCATCAACTGAACCTTTAGCGGCCTTCAGATCTTTGAATTTACCTATCAGCGTCTGAGCGCCGCCGATGACGCCAGTAAAAATACCTTTACCCAGTTTTGCCCATGGCTTTAATGTATCAAGCGCAGAACGCGCACCGCCTGTAGCTATCTGCAGAGCCTTGAATCCAACAGCTAACTTTACAATATTAGCGATTAACTCTGGATTGCTTTTAGCAAAGTCAAATAGCTTGCGAATAATATCCACAGCGTCTTTTAATCCCTGGGCTAATTCTGGCGATTGCTTTTTGATCTCCTCAAAAACAGTCTTCAGCATCCCCTTCACTACTGGTGCGAGATTTCTAAGGAATTGTTTTGCTGCATCCAGAAATATATTGAACGATTCTTCAAAATTACCGTTTGGATCAGCCAATGACGTCAGCATATTATCAAAAGCGGCTTTAGCGGCATTAAAGCTGCCGCTGATAGTTGATGACGCCTCCTTAGCCGACGTGCCAGTAATATCAAGCTTAGTTTGAATAGTGTGTATAGCCTCAATAACCTTATTAAACGGAATACTGCTCACATTCTTAGCAGTGGCTTTGAATGTCTTGCCCATCACACCGCTATCATTGATCAGGCGTGCCATCTCGCCAGCAGTACCGCTATACCCCAGCTTCAGGTTATCGAGCATGGTATAGTTGTTCTTTGCAAATCCCTGATATGCATACTGAATCGATTCCATCGATGTACCTATCTTGTTTGAGTTATCAGCCATGTCGGTGATAGCCATGTCGGCTATTTTAGCTGCCTTGGCGGTGTCCCCATTTAATCCTTGAAGCAGTGAAGCTGAAAAGCTAGTAACAGTATCCATGTACTGATTAGCAGACAGCTGCGCCGTCTTATAAGCATTCTTGGCATACTGAACCACCTCGCCAGAGTTCTTTTTGAACAGCGTTTCCACGCCGCCAACCAGCTGCTCGTACTCAGCAAACTGCTTAACTGCGTAAGTAGCAATGCCGCCTAGTCCGACCATCGCGCCAGCCGCTAATGATTTGAACTTAGAAAACGCCTCATCGGAGCGCTTGCCGAATTCTGAAAAAGCCTCACCAAACGCCGCCCTTGATGAAGCTAAAAAGCTGCTCTTAAATTTAGAGCCAAAGTTATTACTGGAGCCATCACCAGCGTCGCCAAGCGCTTTCTTGACATCGTTAGAAACCCCTTTTAATGAAGGCTTTATCTGGATCCATGCTGTACCGATTGAAGTTGCCATAAAAAATGCGAATAAATAGGTTTATTTATCCGCATTTGCCGCAAGCGTGGCGTCGTAATAAATATATTATATCATATACTAAGGTTTTTGACGAAAGACCCTAGCCATCCCGGCTTAGTCTTCAACGCACCAGCAGTCCGCTTATCAGCGGCCTTAATCATCACCCGCTGACGAAACGCAGTCGGCTCTGTCATAAGTTCAAAGTTTCCCTCAAAGCCAAACTCCACTACAAATTGCGCCCTCACTGTATCCAGAATACGATTCATATTCTGCATCTGGATTTGTGCTATGCCTGGATTGTTGCGAAGTATGTCCGCACCGCCAGATTTGTCTAGTATAAAATCCACATTTGACATATCTATAAGATATCACATTGTATAATCTTTTGCATTTTATGTACAATATTGTTACAATAAAGCAAGTTGTAATAAAAGAGGATGTATGGCTACAGAGTTTCAAGAAAAGGCTTGTGAGAAAGCTTTGCGCGAGTATCGCAAAAAATATCTAACGAAAAAAGAAAACTTAAACGCAGACGAATCAACCGCGCGGTTGATGGTGAATACCCTGCTCAGCGCAGTACTTGGATATACGCTCATTGACGAAATTAAGACAGAACATATGATTCGTGGCACCTATGTCGATTACGTTGTTCAGATGAATAAAAAAATCTACTTCATTGTTGAAGCAAAGGCTACTTCCATCGACTTGAATGAGCGTCACTTAAAGCAGGCGGTTGACTACGCCTCAAATGAGGGCGTGGACTGGGTTATTCTCACAAACGGCCGCTGCGTCGAGCTGCACCGCGTCATTTTTGAGAAGCCGATCCGCTCGCAGCGTATCTTCGCATATGACCTGACAAATCTGTCAACAATCCGCACTGCTGCTAAGCACCTAGTCAACCTCACTAAGAAATCCGTGTTAAAAGGCGACTTAGACAAGTACTGGAAGCGATTTGACGCGCTGACTGAGGATAATATGAGGAAAGCTGTTAAGTCGCCGGAAGTAATACGCAGCCTGAGACTATTCATTAAAAAGAAGTCAACTATCAACTTCACCGACGCTGAAATTGCTAAGGCTCTTGATAGACTGATTAGCTAGTCCTGATATTGCGCGTTCGGGTTCAGTTGTTGCCAGAAGTCTTTTAAGTCATCCTGCTCTTCTGCCTGCTGCTTCTTACGCTCCTCATCAAGCTGTTTGCGCATTTCAGTAACATAATCCGGCTCAAATTTCTTCATGACTTTAGCAGGCTGAGCCGTCTTTCGTCTATTCATATTATATGTTATGGTTGTAAGCGTATTCAGTTCGCGCAATATTTCGCTCAATATCTCATCACGGAATGTCCAGCTCGCTGCTGGCACTAGCTTGCGGAAAATCCTGCTTTCTACTGGCAAATTCTCAAATAGCCTAGCATAGCGCAAGAAGCCGCTTCGCCGGCCATCAGCGTACGGGCAAGCTTCTAATAGATTCAGGTGGTAGTATTGCTGGAAGTCAGCCTCGACTAGGCTAAACTCTTCCACGAACGCCGCTGCGCTCGATTGCCAGCTTTTGGGAAGCATCCATCAACTTTCTCCATGATTTCCAGCAACGCCTTTTGTGATAGATACCCATACTCTGCTTCAATATGCGCCCTAATTTCATCGTACGTCTCCTGTCCGCCGATAACCGCCATATACATACTTACCAGCTCAGATAAATTACCAGTTCGATGAGCCTCTGACAAATCACTAATGAAATCGAAGTCGTCCATCAACTGCGTGTTAATCTCTACTGAGAATCCATCCCAAAGCTCAATTTTCTTTTTTGGCTCGCTCGCCATATTATCCCTCCATAAAGAATTATTTTACTATATTATGACAAAAAAACGGCTATTTTTCAAGCCGTTTTTCTTTGCGCATATCTGAGACTAGGACTTCTTAGACCAAAACTCCTTAACGTATACCAGTTTGCCAGCACCGTCGGTAAACTTATATGCTGTCAGAGACACTGGCACAGTGAGAGCGTCAGAGTTATTGAACGTCATGTCGCCAGAGCGGTCAGTAAACTGCGCATCGCCCAGAACTTGGCGATGTCGTCGAACTCCGCCGCTGTTAGTCTCAATAGTCTCGCAGACAAACACGCCGTGCGGCAAGATCTCACCAGTGTCGTCAACGGTAATCGAACCGTCCGTTTCAACCTTGACATTGCCCTTGCCGTACCGGAATTGCAACACTGAAGCTCGTGACGATTCCAGCAAGTTGAACGTAAAGGTGCGTCCGTAGCTCGTCTGGTTGCGTGCCACGGTCTCAGGACCCCACGCCTTGATGTCGTCGCCCTCTTCCGCCGTACTCGAGGTCAATCCGTCCTCGGTGACATAGCCCAAATTGATGAACGCGTTGTCTAGTGCCGTAGTGGCGTCAGTTGGTAAGGTTGTACCCAGAGGCGCCCAATACAGAGCGCCTTTCGGGTTAGGCAAACCAATCGCGATATTACTCTTGTCATTGCCCATATTACGCCGCCTTTACAACAGCAAATGCCTTAGTGTCCAAAATCTGGAAGCCAAACGGCAGCTCCATGCGGATACCCACCTGGTTGTGTCCAGCCAAGTCCTTACCAGAGTTATCGTAGTCACCAGCGGTGTGAACACGCCATTCAGCTAGTCCAGCGAAGCCGAGAAGCAGCTGGTTCCAGTCGCCAAGTACCAATTTGGTTTTCTTGTCGCGTGAAACTTCTGGCGACGTTGCAGCAGTTTTACCAGCCAAAGAACTACCAGCTAAACCAAACACACCGAGTTCTGGGTACTTCTTCTGGTTGCCCTCTACGACTTGAGATAACAGACGGCCAGCGTCACCAGAAACAGCCACACCGCTAATGTTTTGCTCTTCCAGCTCTTTAACAGCTGTGGCAAAGTCTTTGTCGAGAGAAGCTGCGTCAGTGCCGGTCGTTGGTATCAAAATGCTTGATCCAGCTTTGGTCATGTAGTTAGAAAGGTTTGTATCTACCGTGCCAGTATTTGGATCCATACCGTGCAACACGACTGTATCGATGTCAAGACCGATTGATTTTGTCAACCAGTTGTTGACCAAGCGACTGATAAAGTCTGCTTGTTTTGCTTCACTCCAACGCATAAACTCTTCGTTGACGCGCTGCGAGTAGACCAATTTTGCAGTCGTGAATGGCTTAGTGATGATTTTTCGGCCGTTATCCGACTTTGCGCCACCTTCGTGAACCAACGAAGCGCGAGCACGCCCCTCCATAATCATTGGCTTATTTTCACCAATATTAATTGTTGGTGTCTCAGTGACTAAGGATAGTACAGCTCCTGGAAAAGTCCCGCCAGTCGAAAACAACTTATCAAGCGGTTCACCAATATCAATTGAGTGCAGATCAGTTACTGCCATAATATTACCCTCCTTGGATAATAGTTAGGTTTGATTAGATCGTGATCTTTACACCTGTACGCGTCTGAATTGCGCTAGTTTTCCCTGGCTGCTGTCGGTTCGGTGCGGTTGCTCCGCCGCCAAACTTCTCTTTCAAGTTGTCAGCTTCTTTGCGCATATCTTCCTCGCTGCCAGTACCCAGATATTTCTCAGTACCGGGCTTGAAGCCATACTCAGCGGCAATGGTCTTCTGTCGAATTGTCGTCTCTAAATCTTTGTTCTTCGACGTCAAATCGTCAATCTGAGGTTGATATTTTTCCTTAGCGTCTTTCTCAGCCTGCTCAGTGATAGTGTTCGTGAGCTCGTCGCGCACTGATTTTTCTACGTCTTCGCGAATCTTTGCCGATTCGTTCTTGACCCAGCGTTCGTGGCGTTCCTTGAACATATCATCTGTGTTGACTTCTGTAAATTCGCCTGCGTCGTTTTTGGTGTAATATGTCACCCTTTTATTCCCTCCGTCAAAAGTATACGTACCCATATTATAATACATGCTTTACAAAAACACAAGCAATAATCATAGTATTTATTCAGTTTTTGAATTGTTCTGTAAATTATCAACGATACTTGTGATAACTTGATCAATTTCACTACTCGATAATCCTGCATTACGCCACACCGACCGCTGCATCACAATGCCTGGCGCTACCTGCGCCACCTTATTTAGTCCGTCACCAAACTTGCTGATATCAGATCGATAAATTGGCAACCATACTGGTAAAATAGCGTCAAGCTTCTGCCGTAAATTATCGTCTATTTTCGTCACGTTATTCTTGTGCATCCATAACGTCATTGCGAAGTGCTTCAGCTGATTACCAATCTCTTTCTGCCACTCAATAATCGCTTCGCGCAGGTCATCGCCGACAATCTCCAACGATTCAGGAGACTGCGGCGCATTGCTCGACAGCCCCAAATTATTCAACGACAGCTTCGTATCAGAACAAAAATTGCGCGCCGACATCAGCAACGAATCGTTAAACGGCGCCATGGCGTGCTGTGCAAACTGCGCCACCTGCGGTATCTGACCATTCTCGTTCGACGTAATTTTCAGAATATCGCCTGTCTGCGACTTGATCACGTCAACGTCTGTCTCGTTATCGACACCCAGCAGAATATCGACTTTGGTGTTGTAGTGGTACGCCGCAATAATAGCCTGCCGAACCGTGCGGCTGGCGTCAATCAGCGCGTCGCGCGACGACCGGACCAATACTGTCCTGCCGAACGGCTGGCATGTTGTCGCCTTGTGTGTCAGCATAGTCATTAGCGGCCGTCCAGTATGGTTCTTGTATGTATTCAGAGCCTCATCTTCGTACACAACAGTTTTGTCACTAAAGAACTGCATATAGCTGTCAGGGCCATTGATAACGCTCGGCGTGCTACTGTGGCGGAACACCGCCACGCCAGATTTCAGGTTTTGCGTATACCAATCGTACGTACCAGTTGCCTCCAGCGCAGTAAACGACATCACCTTGTCACCTGCCAGAGCCAAAAAGCCAATGCCACACACCAGAATGTCTTCTTTAAGAAGATCAAACGCCTCGCGCACCTTATATTCGTCCAGTATCTCATTCAGTCCGATGGTATCATTTTCAAACCTATCAAACCGTGTTTTGTTTGCCCGCATTTCAACGGCGCGCCTACCCCAGCCAACATGCTGCCTAGCGATTGATCGCGCAATCTTACTCGTCTCATAGTCGCTGTAGCTGAATGTGCCCTCATAGAACGGATATTTACCAACCGATTTATTAAGCTGCGCATAAACCCATTTCCAGTTATCCAGTATCATCACCTAACTCCCCTCAGTACACCTATCTGCGATTTACCAGATATCTTATTCAGCCCCAACATCTGCAGCTCGCTTTTCTTAAAATACAAATCACTAGCTGGATTAGTAAATGTCATACTTTCTGAATATGGGCTTGCTGCTTGCGACCATTGAGTGGCTGGTGGCGCGTCTACTGGCGTAAGCATGGCGCGCTTTACGGCCGACAGCACCACAAAGCCTACAGAATTAGCAAATACTTTGTTAGCGTCTTTTTCGATAATTTCATCCAGATCAACCTTGTTATTATTAGCAATCAGCCGCAGCTGAGCAGATGCTGCATGGATAAGCGCCTCAGCCCGCTTTTCCTCGTCAATATCCAAGGCTCGCCATATTTCGGCTAATTTTTCTTTAGTAGTAAAGTCTTTGAGTTCTGCCATAAAAAATGCGAATAAATAGTTTTATTTATCCGCATTTGCCGCAAGCGTGGCGTCGTAGTGATTATATTATATCACTTTTTGCTTTTTTTGCCAGCAGTTTCAGTTTCAGGTTCGGCTTTGGTGTCTTTATCATCGGAAACCTCTACGTCCTCTTCTTCAGCATTAGCTGGTTCTGGCTCCACTACTTGTTCTGGCTCCACTACTTGTTCTGGCTCCACTACTTGTTCTGGCTCCACTACTTCCCAAGCAGATTCAGCGATGATACTGTCATCCATCACCTCGATTGTTTCGCCAGATTCTTTATTACGAATAAGCATTATAATACCCTCCTTAGTTAGTGATTATATTATATCACTTTTTGCACACAAACACAATAATATATCGTAATACAGTAACTTAGTATATTCTCTGTGCAATACAGTACCTATCCCACCTAGACGGCGTATTTTCTTTAATCAGCGGTACAGTCGTACCAACAACATGATATGAATGCCCGGCGTAATCGAACCACGCGCCATCGACAGTCTCGCTACTCGTCTTCGGGATATGAACCATCACCTCAGGCTTGGTTGCGGTCGGCGTACTCGTCTGCGACACCAAACAATCCTTGATCGTAAAGCTCGACAGCGTGCCGTCCTCATTAGGTCTGTTCTTAAATTCAATATCTATGCCGATCATAGTTATCCTTTCTTAAAATTCTTTAGCACGCCATTACGCGAATTATAACCGCTCACCTCAAACACGCAGTCGCACTTGCGGTGGCGTTTGAAATCATCGCTTATCGGGTTAGTATACACTCCAGCCTTTTTCTGACACCACGCACAGTCTGGCTTGCCGACATTAGCGCGCCGTGTCAATGTCGGGTGCTTCTGCATAGACTTTGCATTCGTAAAAGCTTCGTGCTGCGCCGCCGCCAATACTACATCGCAATACTCTTTCAGCAGCATCGCGGAAGTCTGCCGATTCAGCGCGCTGTTACGCACGATCTTCACTGCCAGCCGCTCCGCCTGATCAGCCATCTCCGCACCATACCCGCCGCTCAGCATCGCCGCCGAGCCAAACACCTCACTCGATAGCGAATACAGCTTGCCATGCAGCTCGCGGCCAGTCCGCTTCAACACATCCGCCACCAACTCTATTTTTTCATCTGGCGAAATACCCTCGCGTAAAATCGCCGCAACGACCTTGTCTACACCGCCAGACGTATCCAGCGTTATTTCTGAAAAGTCCACGCTCGTATCCCCTTGATGATATTATCCACGGCTGTGGTGACTTTTTTTGAAAACTCTGCCGTTGGCTCTGAAAACTCAGCGTCATCCATCGCCTTTAATTCGTCAATTTTCTTACTCGCCCAGGCAGCCGACTTGTTGTCGGTGTCCTCCAGCACCACACCCTTCCGCAGCGCCAAATCCGCCAAATAATCACGTTGTCCCTCCGTCACGATACCAATATTATACAATTATTCACCCCTTAAATCAACCAATCACGCACCGCCAGAAAAACTCGTTTTTTTCCTCGCGTGAAAATAGCCCCACTCACCGCGCTTGGCACCCCTGTTAACAGGATATACACCCTCCCCGCCACCATAAAAATTATATCATGTCAATCTTTTACAAAAGTACTATACTATTTTATAATAAATTTATGGCACAGCGACGGAAGTACGCAAAAGCAAAAGATCCACGACGACAGTTCCCAAAACTAAGAGAGGACCTGCGCAAAAGAGTTTATGCTATGCAAGATACTTGTGGTATCTGCGGCCGTGAAGTCGATAAAACTTTACCAGCAGGTAGCCCAATGTCTCCAGAGTTGGACGAGATCATACCAGTTTCACGCGGCGGTTCGCCTTATGATATCGACAACCTGCAGCTTACTCATAGAGTGTGTAATAGGCGGAAGGGTGCTAAGATGCCGGGGGATGATTTACCAGATGATATCAACCCTACGCCAAATTCGAGAGCTTGGTAAGGTGGGGCTTATTTTACTAAAAGGAAAAGCGCCCTGACAAACAAGGCGCTCTACAACAACGACCGCTAATCACAACAATCGCTCAGATATGATACTACTTTTTAAGCGATTGCTCAAGCCGGTAGTTTATCTCACCGGTTATACTGCGCCCGTTCTCTGCGGCTAACACAACTAAGCGTTCGTACACCTCCTGCTTGATTCGCACATTATAAATTGGCGTAGGCACGTCAACCTTGGTCTTAATGATCTTGCCATCCTTTTTAGTGATTTGATTTACTATTGGCATATTCGCCTCCTTTTTTATGAGGATACCCTAGCGCCAAGCGAGGCGTTTGGTTTAGATTAGCTGCAGGTTATTCTCTATTTGATAAGCGATTGCCTCTTGGTCTAGCACCTCTTTCAATTCGCTGAGCGTGTCCATTACCTTTTGGCGTTCATCTGATAAATAAAGTACCGCAGTTTGTTCAGCTTCACCCCTCCAATATCCAATGACTGGGTATTGTAGAGTAAAGGCTTCGTGGTTTGCATTTACGATTGATACGATTGTATCGACATTGAGTTGTTTGGTTTGATTGTCGCTTCCGATGAAAGCTTTTATTGTGATTAGTTTCATTGTTGTATCCTCTAATTGTTAATGTGCCTCGCTTGACTGTCCTTAGTATAGCAAATATACATGCACAATGCAAGCATATTACACGTATTTTATAGACTTTTTTTGATAATTTTTCTAAAGACTACTCAGTATTTTCTGCCAGCGATCAGCCCTCATTTTCCTATCTTTAGCAGTAACCTGTTTTTTCGGAAATACCTTTTGTCCCCAAAAAGCAAACGTTGCAGCGTCGAGCGGTGCAGTCGATAATTTATCGGTCATACTCTCCCAGCCAAAACCACCATACCGCCCAAACGACCGCTCTTTTGTTATACGGACCGTCTGGTTCAATAGCGGTTGATTATAGTGAGATAATTCGCCTCTATCAATAGCGTCTCTCATAAACTGATGTGCTGCCACCACCTCTTTCATATTCGGTAGAATGATACGCTTTTTAGGAATGCCAGCCTTTATAAGCTCCTCAAACAGTATCGGCGCTCCAGTCGCTCCATCAAGTATGATCACTGCTGCTTGCCTCCAACGCTCAATCAGCCATTTTGATAAACGATGAAACCCCTCGCTCATCGGGCGGCTCATCACCACCTCGACATGCACACGACCATCTTTTAGTGGCTGAGCAACCACCAGTGACCACGAGCTTCTGTCTGGTGAAAACTTTACAGAATATACAGGCTTAAAGCTATCATCAAAGTCAGGTTTCTCAGTAGCAAGGTCATCCCAATCTGCCTGTTTAATTGCTCGCTTATTATCAATGCCATCCCACCAGCCAAGCCGCATACGATTAAAATCATCTATTGTCATACTGTCGGCTTCAGTCTGTATCACCTTTTCAAGCAAAAATATGTTCAGTGATGGGTTGGTAGCCAACCAAGCTTCCTTGTCATGTACATCAGTGATTTTTTCAACTCCCCACTCAGTCCAAACACCAGAAGCGCCAGCCAGCTTATTTCGTCTATTTCTGGCAAACACCTCACCGACAGTTTCAGCCATTGGCGGCGTTCCAGCGTAAATAATTTGAGGATTGCCTGTCTTGGCTGATGCAGTCGTTGGCACCAGTGCTGATTGATGCGAATCAAGCATCTCTGCAGCCTCATCACATATCAGGTCATCGTTAGTAGATCCCAAACCACCCATGCGCGTTCTGGTATAGAAATGATACTCAGCGCCATTCAAAAATTCAATAAACTTATAGTTCCTTGGTTTTTTACGAAACCTCGGCGTTAATAAATTGAATATTTCTGGATGTTCATTCTCATAGAAAAAATCTTGTACACGTTTAATGACAACGTCAACCGTATTCTGTTGCTGAGCAGTAAACAAACCTTTAGCTTTGCGAAAAATAATACCATAGATAATCCGCGCTACAATAATCTCAGTTTTGCCATTTTGGCGAGGCACGCTCAATCCGCAATCAAGATTGACGAAATTACCGTCCTCGTCCTCAGCCAGCCAGCGGCGTAGTACCAAACGCTGCCACGGAAGCAGCTTCATACCATATTCATCAAGCAGTTCAAATAAAAGCTCAGCCTTTTCGGTGTTGCCAGGAATATATAAATCAATTCGCGGTATTTGGTTATTTTTTGGCTTTTTTCGCGGCATTAGAGGTATCCTTAATCACCTTTTTCTTTTTCGTTGCTCTTACAGCCTTAGGTGCGGTTTTAGCCTTTTTAGGTGTAGATTTGGCTGGTTTTTTGGCTTTTTTCGCGGCATTAGAGGGAGCGGCAGCTTTTGCTAGGACCTTTTCTAGGACCGAACCAGCTTTTGGACGGCGAGACCGAATATCCCGCAGCTCTTTTCTAAAGATATTGATATTCTGCGACAGTCTTGCCACTTCCTGCTGTGAAATACTTGACGAGGTGAGCTGCTCAACATTTTGGCGAATCAAGCTCTCATAAAACTTCTCGTCGTCATCGCCGATCGCAAGATCCATAATGTCAGTTTCAGCCTCTTTATCAAGTCTACCCTTATAAAGCTTGTCCATTTTGCCAGGATTATCAAAGATATCAATCCAGCGCATAGCAGCCGCATATCCATCGCCAGGAAGGCTCGCTTTTAGTTCTTCTATGGAATCTATCAATTCAGCGGCAGGTATTTTTCTAAAAAACTCTAACCATTCATCGTAACCATAGCTTTCAGTGCCTTCCAAATTTATCACCGCTGCCCTCCAATATAACTTTTATTATTATAACATAAATTAGTTATTCCGCTAGTTCTGTTATAGTCACTTCCACACGAGGATTTTTTCTATCAAGACCGCCAAAATTTATTATCAAGCGGTTAACTATTCCACAACAATCATCTTCTAAATAACCAACATCAACTAGTAGATCAAGTATGCTGCTCGCCATATTGTCGAGGTCATGCCGGATATTGTCTTTATTATAAAAAACCATCGTCACTTCTAAAGGATTTGTGGGCTTCGTGTTTCTGAATTTACGACTTTTAGAAACAAGGGTCATTTCCTTAACAACCATTTCATACCAATCGTTGAATCTCTTGCTATTAGCAATAAATCTATTGCCAGTGCGTGAGTTTTTCAAAATACGCTTGTTGTTCTTTTTGCTGGGGACCTGCCCGCTAATCGTGAGACTAAAAGAACTCATACTTTATCACCTTTTTTCACATTACAACTTTTATGCGCCAGCTGGCAATTCTCAATCGTCGTCAAACCGCCTTTACTAATTGGGATGATATGATCAATCGTACAATCTTTCATTGTTTCAATCGGATTGCCGCATATTGCACACACTGCCCCATTTTTATTTATCAGCTGTTTACGAACAAACTGTTTTGTGCGGCGCTCTTTCAATTTATAGACTTTTGACGTCGGCATCTTGTAGTTGCGTCCTTTGATTTTATTCTTCATTTAGTACGACCTCTTTGACGTAGGAATACGCCACTATCATCCATAAGACAGAAAAGATTGCTTTCATCAAATAATCATGTTCAATTAGTATCCAGGTTGATATAAAAAACATAGTCATAAGTAATCTATCTGATCGCTTCATTTTATATACGCTCCTTGCTTTCAATATCTTGGCAATGAATCACTTCGCCGTTTTTAATTAGCTCAACCACCACAATGTGATCAAATGGTTTCCACTCTCTGCGTATTCTAACCTCATCATAGGGCGGCTGTTTTATAGAGAGTTCATGCTTATATTTAACACGCTCTTTGTGCCACCATATGCCGAGCTTAAGCACTTCTATTGCGCCGTATATAGTAAGGAATATTATTGCTGACGCTATAGCAGCGCCGGCAACAATTGAAAATGACACACTAAAGACTTCGTAGTTCATTAGTTTGTTTTCTCCTCTTTTATATATTTCTGCATTTCGACCAAATAATCATATAGCTTGCCAGCGTCGGTAACGTGCCACTCTTTACGACGCTTTTCGTCGGTGATGTAGCAATGCTCTGGTCTTTCGCCAGCATTCGGTGCGTCCCAAAGCCACCAGCTAATTATTTGATCAGCGTCATTAAACTCAGCTTCAAGCGTAATAACCAGATTAGTTACTAGTTGTGTTATGTAGACAGCGGTTTCGTCGGTTATATCACCAAGTAATTGACTTATCTCGCTATCTCTGCGCTGCTGTGCTTGAATATGTGCTATTATTTCAATAAATGTTTTGCGTTTCATCACTTACTCCTCTCTTTAATCTCATCCAGCCATCTTCGATACTCAATCTCATCCTCAATTGCCGGCACAATTACAGACACTAATATAATGATTGCGAAAAGTACCGCGATTATTATAAGCATGTCTCATTTACTCCTTTCACAAAAAACAGCCACCGTGTCATTCCAGATTTGTCGCCGAAAGCTGGTTTTTGAGGTAATATTTTTAGTAATTCAGTGGTTTTAATGTCACGTTCGCTCCACTTCATGGCAACAACGCAGCCAGGCTTTACGACGCGTAGACATTCGCTCAAGCCTTTACTTAAGGTTTCTTGCCAGCTATCTTTATCAAGCTTGCCATACTTTTTAGCCAGCCAGCTATTCTTGCCGCAGTTGATGAGGTGGGGCGGATCGAAAACGACGAAATAAAAACACTCATCAGGTAGCTTCATGTCTGTAAAGTCCATAACAAAGTCTGGGTTGATTTCTAGTGTTCTGATTTTATCTCTGTCTTTCATCTCGACGGTTTCGCGCCGGCGATCTATATACAGAACGTTTGGGTGGTCTTTATCAAAATAAAACATACGTCCGCCACAGCAAGCGTCAAGTATGGTTGCTGGGGTAGTTTTCATTTCTCCTCCAGCAATTCATAGTTTTCGTGAATATTGTCAACAACACGCACAGTTAAATCATCAGATTCTATCGCAGCAGAAAGTCCGTTTGATTCGTCCCCTAGTGTCGGTACTATATCAAAAGCAGGATAGCCTTCATCACTAAAATATTTTACCCGATGTAGTGTCGGCTCAATCCATTCTGGATGATTAATCGCAATCACATCACCTCCACAAATCTCTTTACCATTCTTATCTTTCAGCCCAGTTGATTGTTCAATCACCAGCCGCCCATCAATCGGAATCGGCTCATTGTCACCCTCGAGCTTTGCTGAGATAAGCTTGTCATCTCGCCAATGCAGAGATACGACTTTACGCATTCTTTTTTCTAGGTTGTCCCAGGCTCTGAATTTTATTTCACGCATTAGATTTCCTTTCATCAGGTAACAGGTGAGATAGTCGTTTTATCGTCTCGTTCATAATTTTATTTTTGAATTTGTGGCAGCCAGATTCATGACCTCCAGTTGCTAGATGTCCACATTCACAGAAAATATCATGAGCGTCTGACAGCTCTTGCTCTACCTTTGCACGAGTTCTTACCCACTCACGTAAGTGATTTTTCTGTAAGTAGTCTATCTTTTCTAGTTTTTTCATTTGATATCCTTTCTTACATTCCATTGCTATAGGTTTTACTACTCATATTTCCTTCCCGTCCTTAAAACATTTACCATTGCCTATTTGTCCACCAAGAGACCTACAACGAGCCGACAATTCAATCTGGCTATTGAGTTCGCTGCCGCTGATGCTCATGCTTAAGGCAATCAGTAAACCAAACATCACCAAAACCAATAGAGCGATTAGCCCTGATTTGGTTGATTGCTTATTCTTTTCCATCATTCTCACCTCTGTTATTTTCGTTGATCGTTGGTTGATTATCCTGACCAATAATCTTAATGTCACTAATGTCTACGAACTCAGCTCCGCAAGCATCTGCTACTTGACGATATTCATCAGCAAATGCGCTTTCGCCAAGCCTTATAGTGTCTAGTGCAACCTTGTAAGCACTCGCTGAAGATACCAAAATCGCTTTTTTCTCATCAGCACCATCTCCAAGATAAATTAGTTTTTTAGGGAAGTGACCCTCGTTTGTCATAGCACGTCCTCCGCCTTGATAATCTCTGCGTCACCAGCGGAATCTGCCTCTGACACATCTCTAACATCGTAGCCCCAAATCTCGTCAAAATCGACATTTACGAGGTTTTGTTCGTCTTGCACGCATTGCTTGGCGACTTGTTTTGCCTGCTCAAGATTGTCGGCTTTAATAAAAATTCTTCCCATGACAGTTTGTTCAATTTCTGCTTCGTAAATCATTGACATCTCCTTTCTTATGTCCACAAAATTAGTGGTTTAGTTGACGTTATCTAACTGCCCCTCAGGATAATCTTTTTGCCGTCTTTGAGCCTAAAACCACTTTTGGTGGTGCTATCAAGACGTAGGCAATTTTGCCCGAATAGATAGTTGAAGACTTGACCTAGAACTAAAGCATAACAACTATCATCAAGACTAATTTGGTCTGCTACGTATCGTTTAGGGTCTTGCTCGTACGATATGTTAGGCTTCAAATTCCATACTCTATCGCCAATCTTTTCTTCAGCGATTTGCTGAACTTCGGCTAACGCGTCTGCCAAGTCATCAACATTGTCTATCTCCACTTCAAAGCAGCCATCTTGGTCATCATAAGTGCCAGTATGTCGATATTTACGAGCTAGTTTATCAAGAGGACCAACCAGGAAATCTCCGTAGCCATCTGATATGTACAGCTCTTTCCCGTCATTTGCTTGTATCGTTATCATGAACCCCATATCGTACCCTCCATAGTTAGTAGTTTAGTTGACGTTTGTTATTTCTTTCTTTCTTGTTTGGTCAAAACCCTCCTGCAGCATTTCCTGAAGGCAGACTGAGCCGTTATAGAACTGCGTTACGAATTTATAAACACCATCTTTAACCTGAGCGACTTCAACAAAGTTGTCATACACGTCAAATTCTTTGTCTAATTCAACTTTATAAATACAATTCCCGTCGATAATGACATAGCCGTTGTCTTCTAGCTCGTATTCATCAACTTCGTCTACATCCTTATAGTATTTATCACGCTCTTCTCTAGGCACGCTTTGCCAGAAATTTTGCAAATTAGATTGAAGCTCATCAGCGTCTTTATATTTTTTGCAAAGTGTGAGCTTTCCTTTGCGTCCTACAGTTTCACTCATTGCTTATCCTTTCTATCCGCCCGACAAAATAATTTTCTTGCCATCTTTTAACCTAAAACCGCTTCTGGTAGTACTATCAAGACGTAGGTAACTTTGCTCGAATAGGTAATTGAATACTCTACCTACGACAAGAGCATAACAACCATCATCAAGTCCAATTTGGTCTGCCACGTATTGTTTAGGGTCTTTATAGTACGATATGTCAGGCTTCAAGTTCCACATTCTATCGCCAATCTTTTCTTCAGCGATTTGCTGAATCTCGGCTAACGCGTCTGCCAGGTCATCAACATTGCCTATCTCTACTTCAAAGCAGCCATCTTGATCATCATAAGTACCAGTGTGTCGGTATTTACGAGCTAGTTTATCAAGAGGACCAACCGAAAAATCTCCGTAGCCATTTGATATATACAGCCTTTTGCCGTCATCTGCTTGTATTGTTATTCTAAATCCCATATTTTACCCCTCCCTATCCATACGATTTCGTGTAGTTTATTGGCATTCGACAATTTATCCTCTTTTAGCTTCCTTCAGCCAAATAACCAAGAAAACTACGGCGATCACAACTATCACCACAAGCGTAGATATCCACAATGGTGATAATACCCACCACCACGACCAATCAATAATCTTCATTAGTTTAAGTACGACAAATGAGATAGTTAGCGCACCGACAAAACCAATACCGTTGCTGTTGTTATTTACTTTCATGAATAAGTTCTCCTTATTATTCTTATCTTCAACCGCATAACTGGTTGGCTATATAAGGTGATGATTTGACGAGAGGCTTTAATCCTTCACGCGTTAGCAATAATGCTACTGTAGCGTCGTTTCAGTACTCGTATAGTCACATCACAATTTCCGAGCAGCTGCGCTATTTTTCATACGGTACTTTTGGTTTCTTTGGGTCGGCTATCCATAAACCCTTAACCTGCTGCTTGTGAGCGTCTACCTATTCCGCCACTTATATAGCCAGTTGACAACACCAGGTGTACAGCATTAACATGTTTGTTAATTTAGTTGATGTTGCCAGTTGATAGCACAATGGGTCTTTGAACCCCGCTCTTAGCGTTAGTCTTAAAGGCAATTCACGGTTTATTCCGCTACTAACCTGACAATACTTTAGCACCCGATTTTTATGCTACCAGTTGAACAGACGATACACGTTGCACTGCGCGCAAATCCACAAAGGCGACTCACAACGTTTCACGGTTTTTGGTCACGCGCCGGGTGGGTGTGGCGCGCCCGAAAGGAGTTGTGCATATCGTCTGTCCAGTTATGCGGTTGAAATGTTAATGTTCTTTCAAGCACAAGGTGCTAGCGACAGAGCATTTTCCAAAGATACGATACGTATACTCGGGTTTTCCCTCTTTGCGCTCTTGCGGCGCCGTTGCAACGGGTTCTGGTTTGTCATAACCATGAAAAGGACCGCCTTATCGCCAGCATTCTGTGCTTGAATTTTTAACGTTCTAAACCATTTTCGACAAGTGACGAAATTGGTTTTCTACAGGGTACGATTTGTACCTGGTTGAGTAGTTTAACGACTTGCTCAGGTCACCTGTAGAGTACATATTCACGAATCTGTATCTGACGGGACTACCGATCGTCTTCCTTGGCAACAGAGCAAACAAACGCGACAACAACAAACAGAAGTAAGTGGTATATTGCGGCGGTGTATTGCTTAGCGGCAGAAGCGAATATCATTGAAATAATATTAGACACCATGCCGATAATACAGCTTGCCATAAATATTTTATGTTTCATTATTTATTCCTCCTTATCCTTTTTAATCCCAAAATAAATCATCCAGTATTCTCGATTTTTTTCGATAGATCTTTCAGCTTCTTCAAATGATTTATAGGTAATAGGATTACCTATGATAACATCTACTAATTTAGTAACGTATAATCTTTCGTGCTTGAAATCATATCCTACAGTATATGCGTACATACCACTCTTAAGAGCTGGCTTAAACGTTGATGTTCGGCGTAGCCTGACTTCGGCTAATTCACGCTCACGGGCTTTTTCACATTCTTCTTCAGTGCGGAATATTTTGCCAGTACGCCAAGCATTGCAATCACGTGGCTTTACAGTGTAAAGCGTTGGTATTATATTGGCATTCTCAAGAATAAAACATCTCTCACCAATTCTAGGATTCCAGTGAATACTGTCTGTTGGCTCTTCTTGTATTTCCTCAAAGAAATCTTCAAAAAGTTCATTATCGATGAAAGTAGTACCTACACCGTTATTTTTAGTTATCAGTGTTTTTACACCAAAAATCGGCTTGCCTTCCGACAATATAGTGCCTTTTTTAAGGTTTGGTAAATCTTTAAGTAGTTTATATTTAGCCATCTAATGTTCCTCAACTTTCATAGATATTCTTCGTTTTTTATGACATTTTGCGCAACCCATTGTAATGAAGTAAGCCTGTCCTTTCGTATAAACAGAACCAGCTTTTATATTTTCATCACTACGAGCCGGCACAATCGTTTCTTTATAGCGCTGCCATTCATGATCGCACTTGTCTTCATTCTTACTAGACTTATCCTGTTTACTTTTCTTTGCTAAAAGAATCTTTTCATGCAATTTAGCTTTTATTTTCTCTGTATCTATGGTTGCCATAATAGAAATCTCTCAGTAAACAATCTTGTCTTCCAGTATGTATCCATGATCAAAAGTAATCCTTTTGATTTCAGGATGATACTTTTTATAGGCTTTCTTTACCAAGCGCGCGGATTTTCGGCTATACCGAACAGCAACGCGCTTAGCACCAATTTCATCAAACCATCGTATGATATATTTGGTGACAATTGATTGGTCTTTCTTAACTCTTGGCATTCTGCTCGTCCAATCGATAAACATGCTTATATTTTTCGCGCTCTTTTATGCCTAGCCTGAATAGAATACCTTTTAATTTAGTTGTGCCGGCAAACGAATAGCCGCAGTCAAACCCGTGCGTTTTGTAGTGATAGAAAATAGACTGTAACAAAACCGCTTCTTGCAGTTCATTCTCAGCTTCATGTTCATAAATTGTGGCCCATCTTTTGCCGTTGCTATGACACCCGACACCTACGATAGCCTTAGCGCGATCCATCAGGTTAAACTCGATCACATCTTGCTCGTCGTTTTTTATGATTCTGGCAGTCATGCCAGGAACAAGATCTTGTGTCCATATAGTAAATGGATCATCCATTTATACCCTCCTTTTTATAAAAATTTCAAATATTTGCCATTCGTATACACCGACCATGCTTTATAACCTTGCGCCCTCCAAACGCGATAAGCACAGTCAATGTTTACTTCTGGGTTGTGCGAATCACAAGCCTCTCTGCCTGGCAAAATCCTAACCTGAAATAAAGACACAGAATAGCCATATGTTCGTCCATTTTGTGTAAAAGTCAGGCTCGTATCGCCAGTAGCGTTTTCATTACAGGAACTTTCTGCCTGCATGATCGCCCGCATTATTCTTGTGTCCCAGTCGTATTTTTGAAGTAAAGGTTGAAACCTTTCGCAGCCGCCTGCACTCGCTGCCTCCACAGCAGGTCTTTGAGGTACAGGCGAAGCTTCAACCTTTGGCGCGGCAGTTTTCCTAAGCGATGGCTGCCGCTTCGCCACCGCTACTGTTTTGACACGTCGATTTTTACGTTCTTAACAATCGCAGCAGCTTCAGATTTCATCTGATCATGCTGCATCCTTTGATACTGCATACCGCCAGCAAACGCAATTATCGCCGTAACCAAAATAGTGATTACGATAGTTTTAACAGTTTCAATTTTAGTTTTCATAGTGTTCTCCTTTTTGTTTTCTATATAATTAGTTTCCATATTTACTTCACAATCTGCCATATGCTATAATGGCTGTAGTGCCACCCTTTTGGGTGGTTCTTCTTTTGCTGCCCGCTTTTTTTACAGGAAGTCGGAAAACCTGTAAATAGCGAGCAGCGCTGAGCGTTCGAGTTTTTAACCATCATGAGATAAAGAGTTTGTTTTATAGTTGTTATGAGTATGAGAAATAAAACATCGCTCGAACGCTAGCTAGAACAGAAAGGTGCTAGCGACTATTAAAAGCCGCTCAGCGCTGCTCGCTAGAATAAAACCAAATTATTAAAATGCTAACCCCCTATTCGTATTACGCCTGGACCGTTATTTGAGTAATCTGTCGCGAGAGATATTACTTAATTCGCCGTACGCTCATTTTCGGTGCCGCTTACGTAATCGTAACAGCGCAGTTTGTTAACTCTGCACGAAGTTATCAGAATCATGAACTGGTAACCTCGTGGAAATTAAAAGACTCCGACCTTCGTCGGAATCTATCTATTTCAAATTGCAAGCGGTAAGGCACTGGGTTTTGGTCCCGGCATTCGGGGGTTCGAATCCCTCCATCCCAGCCAAATTGCAACTTTTGCGCCGCGTGAGCGGCGACTGACGGGCGGCACGCAGTGCCGTCCATTGGT